GTGAGTGTATTCTTGATCCAAGCGAAGTTGTGTTGTCTGAGGATGGTTCTAAACCAACTACATTTACATTCCCTGCTCCTGTATATTGTGAAGGTGGAGGGGAGTTTGCCTTAGTTCTCCTATCTGCATCTAATGAATACTTTGTCTACATCTCTAGGATGGGCGAAGAAGATATTACTACGGTCAATGCTGCAGATTCTGAGAAGATTATTGTATCTCAACAACCTCTACTTGGTTCACTATTCAAATCACAGAACGGTGCTACATGGGATCCTAGTCAGTTAGAAGACTTGAAGTTTAATCTATACAGAGCAAACTTCTCATCAACATCTGGTAGAGTCAACTTCTACAATCCAGATTTAGATATAGGAAACAGACAGATTGTTTCTCTTGCACCTAACCCTATTGATATGCTTGCCTACAATGCAGTCGTTGGTTTAGGTAAGAGTCTAACTACAGCAGAACAAGCTGGATTGACAGAAGGAACTACAATCTATCAACAAAATAATCCAAACTTTAGTGCAAATCTAACTAAGGTTCTGGGTGCTATCGGTATAGGAAGTGATCTAACGATTACAAATGCTGGTAGTGGATTTGCTGCAACATCTGTTGTCTACTCAGGTGTGCCTCTAATATCTCAGTTCGGTAAGGGAACTGGTGCAACTGTCAACTTGACTGTTGATAATAGAGTTGCTATCGCTGCAACTGTTGCCATTGGTGGAACAGGATACTCAGCTGGTGATGTTCTTACTGTGTCTGCTACAAATACTGGTGGATTCGGAAAAGATTTGAGACTAACAATTCCAAACAATGTTGGTGTTATTAGTGCCTTCAATACTTTGGTACTAGAAGGTATTCAAGGTGTGCCTAAAGTTGACTCCTCATCTTCTATTGTTTATGTTGGTGGTGGTGGTACAAGTGTTGTAAATGGTGGTTCTATACAATACTTACAAAGTGTAACTGACGGATTACATTTCCGTGTGAGACATTCAAATCACGGTATGTATTCTCAGGAAGATCAAGTTACTCTTTCTGGTATAGAGGCAGATGTTAAACCAGAAAAATTAACTTCTAGTGTAGATTCATCCAGTACAGAAGATATGACTGTGACTGCTGTTGGAATCTTCACCTCATTTGAAAACATACCAGTTAACACATCAAACCCAGGCTACGTTAGACTTGGAAATGAGATTATCAAATACACTGGTGTTACAACTACAACATCTACTCTGAACAACATCACTAGATCTATTGATAATACAAAGGCTGGTGATTATGATGTTAATGACAAGATATTTAAGTATGAATTGAATGGCGTTTCTCTAAGAAGAATCAATGCAACTCATAGTTTCTTACCTACAGACAACTCCAAATATCCTATTGACGTTGATCACTATTGGGTCAAGGTTGGTCTATCTAGCAGAGGTATAGACAGAACTACTGGAAATGCAACTGGATCTCCAGAACTATTCTTCAGAGAGAATAAGTCTGGTGGTAGTTACGATCAACAGTATGTACAAGTTGGTAATGGTTACGGACCTATGGCGACACAAAACATTGCGTTCAATATCGTCAGACCTAATATTGCAACTCTCCTACCAGAGGGAACTGAAATAGATGCTAAGATTAGAACATTCAGTGGTAATAGTCCAGACGGAAACCTTCAGGCATTTGTGGATCAAGGATATGAATCTATTTCACTGAATAGTAATAATTATCTAACCACTCCTAGAATTGTTGCTTCCAAGGGTAATGAATTAGAGAAGTTGGTTTCATTCCCAGGCAGAAAATCTTTCACACTACAAACAACTTTAAGCACAGATGACAATAAAGTAAGTCCTTTTATTGACTTAGATAGAGTTAACATGATCACCATCATGGACAGAATTAACTCTAAAGTTAGTGATTATGCTTCAGATCGTAGAGTCAATTCAATTGACCAAGATCCAAGTGCTGCGATTTATCTATCTAAGGTTGTTAATCTTGAAAAGTCTGCTGATGGATTGAAAGTTATGTTCGATGCTTACAGACACTCTACTAATGATATTAGAGTTCTGTACAGAATATTCAGAATTGATGCTCCACCACAGTATCAGTTATTTGAATTGTTCCCAGGCTTTGAAAATCTAGATAGTAATGGTAACGTTATAGATCCTGCCAAGAGTAACGGTAAACCAGACAGAAGAATCCTAGCATCTTCTACAGAAGAGGATTATAAAGAGTATGAGTTCAATGCTAAGAACCTACCACAGTTTAACGGATTCCAGATTAAGATTGTAATGTCGGGAACTAACTTCGCTTATGTTCCTAAGATCCGTGACCTCAGAGCAATCGCATCTATCTAATGAATAAGATAAAAGTAAAAGATAGTGGATCTCTTTACAGAGACGAAGACTCAGGTGCAATATTGAATTGCTCTGATTCTCAGTATCATAGTTACCTTAAGTTGAAAGAAAAAAAGATGCAAGAGTTAAGTGAAATGGATAAACTAAAGGATGATGTTGATGAACTTAAGGGTATGATGAAACTAATTTTAAGCAAATTAGATAAATAACTAAAACCTCCCTTTGACAGATGACAGCAAGGAACATCAACTTAGTTTTAGATCAAGGTGTGGATTTTGAAGCAACATTCACTATCAGAAATGAGAATGGATCTGCTTTGAACTTAACAGGATACTCTGGAGCCGCACAACTAAGAAAACATCCCGAAGCATCTAAGTCCACTGCTTTTACGGTAACTTACCCTAATAGAGTCAATGGACAGATAAAGGTAGCGATGACAGATACAGTCACTGCTACAATAGAAGGAGGGAGATATGTGTATGATCTTGTTCTTACATCACCCAATGATTATAAGACTAGACCCATACAAGGAAACCTTCTTGTAATTCCAGGCGTAACACGATAATGGCAGATTACTTAGTCACGCTTAATGAACCTGGCAAGTATAATGTCGGTGTAGACTATGAGATTCCCTCTAAGTCGATCCAATATGGTAATATCATTATTGGTAAAACACCAGCACAAGATGGTTCAGAAACAACATTCTCCTTGACTGATCAGGGAGCACCATACAGTCCAAATAATAATCAACAACTTATTGTAACAAAGAATGGTCTTTTCTTAGATCCATCGAATGATTACAATATATCTGGTGATCAGATTGTATTTACAAACGCCCCTGCTACAAATGATGACATAGTAATCATTGCTCTTGCTGCAGCTGCAGACCTAACAAGAACTGTGAACTATGTTATAGATAGTGGCAGTCTACCAATGCAAGTTGGTGATAAAGGCAAACTGACTATAGATGTCAGTGGAGTTATTGAAAATGTCAGAGTCTTGTCAGATCAGACTGGTGACATAGTATTCGATATATCAAAAACAACATTTGCAGATTACCCTGCATTTAACAGCATTACTGCTGCTCAGAGGATTCAACTAACTAATACTGATAAATACTTTGATGATGTCCTAAATAATTGGACGACTAACATTGTGGCTGGAGATATTCTCCGTTTCGATGTTATAAGTGTGAATCAGATTAGAAGGGTATTAATCTCTCTAAAATTAAAATTATAAATAACAATAGTTCTTAACGTTCTAGACCCCTAGAGGTAGTTTTTCAATGGCATTACTCGT